GTGCAGCAGCAGGTTTAGCAGGTGCTGCTTTATTAGGTACAGGTTTAAATCCTGGAGGAGGAGTCATTCCTTTTGACTGTAGTGCGGTCATGGTCTTTTGACCAATAAGACCGTCATCTTTTAAACCGTTCGCTTTTTGGAAGGCTTTAATTGCGTCTGGTGTTGTTGGCCAAGAAGACTGCGAGCCGCCTTGTCCAGTAGTAGTGCCAGGAGTACCGTCAGCATTAATTTTATTTCCAGCTTCGTCAAATCCAGGTTTACCAGCATCAGCAGGCCCTTCATGTAATGCTAGAATATTTTCTAATCTTGCTACTCTAGCTAATAAATCTGATTCAGTTATTCTTTTCATTTTTAAATCCTTGCTAATTTAAGTATTCTATCTAAACTCTCTGCTATCTTATTTCCAGCTTCATCATACCCGGGTTGACCGCCCATAAATTTGTCACTTTGTGCTTGAACTTTAGGCAAGGGCAATGAATCATCTATTTTTTTCATTGTAGCAGGACTTATCCACATAGTATGACGGACTTGTTTCATTAAATTCTCAAATTCTTCCTTAAGTTTAGGGTTAGGGTTACTTGCCATAAATTTTCTACAAGCATAATAAGTATTAACGCCAAATCTTCCATCTGTTTGCAAGTTCTTACCGTTCATACCTTTTAAACCTAACTTAGATAACCATTCTTGTAACTTAGCAGTGCCCGGGTCTTGTGCCGCTAATTTTTTATCAATAGTTACGTTGTCTGTTGTTTTGTTTGCTGAGCTGTCTGGTGGTTTGTTTGCTGAGCTGTCTGGTGGTTTGTTTGCTGAACTGTCTGGTGTTTTGTTGCTGGCGTTTCCTTCGCCGCCTACATCTTTAATTGCTTGGGCATAACTTGTTGGCAGAGCTGTCCCGTCTACTTTCTTTTCAGGATTAGGTGAGCCAACTATTGCCTCCCCGTTATCTAACTTTTGCATTATCGCCGAATCTTCAGGAGTCACTGGAGCGTCCATAAGGCTAACAGCTAACTTTTTTAATTCATTTTTATCCTGATTACTAGGGTTACTTTTCATGAATTGAATCATTGCAAAGTATGTATGTGCATCAAATTTACCAGTTGCTTCTAAAGGTTTCCCATCATACCCTCTATTAAACCCATGAGAAATTAAGTAAAGCTGAAGGTCTGAAACTTTTCCGGAAGCAGGATCTTCTAAAAGTCGTAAATACTTTCTTAAAGTCATTTCATCCCCTTGAGTAAATTTAAAATGTGCTCTTTAGGATCAATTAAGTCCTCTTCAACTTGAGATTCGTGAGGTTTCCAAGATAATTCGTCTGTCTTATTAGAACTATGCATCGATTTCATTAAGCTATCAAAATCAACTTTTGAAACTGCCTCTTTAACAGGCAAACCAGCAAGTTGTAAAATTTTATTTTGTTCTGCTAATGATGAACTTGGATCTAACTGATCAATTAGTGCATACGCTTTTTTCACGTCGGCTACAGTGGCGTTAGGAAATTTGCCCTTCTTAAAATCTTTTTTAATTTTTATTTTTGCTTTGGTGTTTCCGATAGTTAAATTGCCGGATACTCCGTTAAGCGATTCGTCTTGGGCATGAGCATTCCAAAAGCCGCTAATGCTTGATAATATTTCATCTAATCCGCTTTTACCTGAATCTGGTTCTTCAAACCCGCACTCCATAGCAGTTAGCCCACACTCGCGCATAGCATCATGTAATGTCATTTCTTTGTGGCCAAAATCTAATTTTGTATCTAAATCAGCGCCAGCATGTTTAGCTTTAGCAATAGCATGTTTTAATTTTTCAGCCCTATTCTTTTTAAACTCATCATATTCGTCCCAACCTCTAAATATTTTTTCTTTAGGAGGAGTTGTTTCATCTGGTTGTTTAAACAAATGTTTATAACCTAAACGGTCGTCTTCTGTTTCTGCCATTGGCGCCGGAGGAGGAGCAGCTCCAGCTGGCGGTGCTGGAGGAGGAGGAGCAGCTCCAGCTGGCGGTGCTGGAGGAGGAGTTTCTTCTGGGCCGGGTGCTGGAGGAGGAGTTTCTTCTGGCTCGGGCAAATCTTTGCCGCCAACTTCGCCCTCGCCACCAAAGTCTAAATAATCAATAACATCTGCAACATCTTTGTCATGTTTAGCTAGATCTTTTAATTCAATTTCTATAGCTGACCTAGCATCAATGCTTGGATCTAATTCTTGCAATTTAGACAGCAAGCCTTGATATTCTGGTGCATCAATTAAGCCTTTAAGGCTATCTATAACATTTGATCCTCCTGCGCCAGCTAATAATTCAGCGTCCATAATTTTATTAAATTTTAAAACGGCTTCTTTTCTTACAGTCATATTAGGACTGAATAATGTATTTGTTCCTGCGCCTGCTGATTCTTCTTCAGTTTGTATACTGTAAATAAAATTTTCTAAATATTCTTCGGGTTGTAAACTTTCTTTTTTATGGCTTTTCATGCCTTTGTTTTTCATCCAGTTTGCTAATGCATATGGATTATCAATTTCCTTATGCTTCTTCATAGCCTTAACTGTGCCTTCCCAACCTTTTGGTGCTTTTTCATTAACAATATCTTCTGGTGTTAGCTCAACGATAGGCAGTTCGTCTTCGTCAATAAATTTGTAAATGTAAGGAAAGACTGATTTTAATTCTTCGTTAAAAGTTCTAATAGTTAATCTGTCAACTAATGTTTCAATAACATCTTCTGGAATTAGATCGTCTTCTTGTTCAACAAAACTTTCTGCAAATTCTTGGTAATAAGATGTTCTTTGTAATTTACTTAAGGTTTCTTTTATTTGGTCAATTCTATCTGCAACTTGGCCAGTTACATAACTCATTGTCTCAGATAGTTGGTCTTGTCTTGTAACATAACCTTTAAATTTTCTTAAACTTGCTAATTCTTCACTTAATCCAACAATGTACTTGCCAATGCCGTCATAAGGATTGCCGCCTGCTTTAATATGTTCTGCAAGTGCCCTTGCGCCATTTAAATGTTTTAATGGATATCTAAATCTTTCGCCGTTAGCATTTTCAATATAAATGCCTTCGATGTGCATTGTTCGTCCAGCTGGTAAATCAATGTTAACTGGTTGAGTATGTTTGATAACTAGTCTAGCTTCACCTAAATCTTGGTAACTAATTTTTGAAGTGCCGTATAGTTTGCTTTCCATTATTGGCGATTCCTTAGGGTTTTGTTGAGCTTGGTAATCTCTTTTATCTAAATTACTTTTAGACAATGAAACTACCTTGAAATCAATTAATTTAGGTTTAGCAAATTTTCCTAATGACCTAATAAACTTAAACGCTCTTGGATGTTGGGTTTTATCTAAATCTCCACCGATTTGAACTATTAGGCCTTCGTCCGGGTCAAGATTTATAGCCAAAGTCCCTAGTGTTACGCCGCCCTCTTTATAAGGAAATTCGAAAAATCTAGCCTTAGGATAATCTACTTTCTTAGTTAAAATTTCACCGTTTTCGTCAGCCAATTCTATATCAGAAAACCTAGTTTGCAGTTTTCCATACAGTTCTCGGGCTATTGTATCTAAATTGATGTCCATGTTATATTTATCACATACCTAGCGAAACAAATATAGGCATAGGCGGTTCAAAATCGTCACCTGTTTCCCAGTTACTAGGTACCTTTATACGTTCAAAAACAGCCGGATCCCACTCTGCAAGCAACTGGCTCATTCTAACAACAAGCAACAATGAGGACACAAGATCATCATGTTCCCCTTGTTTGGCTTTAAAACTTGCGCCGTGAGCTATAAAGGTTTTAAGCTCGCTAATTAGACTTTTGCTGTTAAGAGTCATTTTATTTTCTTCTATCATAAACTTAACTTTAGCACAAATAGATATTTTTGTACCAAACGTTGTGTTAAAACCTTTACGGAATTTTCTAACATGTCCTTTGCGCATTGGTTCGCTTAAGAACAGTCCTGGGAATGTATCTTCTCCTAGATTGTCAATAACAACTAATGCACTTTCGCCTACAGTATTGTTTTCTACGCTCCAGTATATTTGATTATTATGTTCCGCGCCAATACCATCTTGTATATATTTTAATATATCTCTCATAATTTTAACTTGGCCCTGAATTGGAGTCATATTATGATGCCATTCAGCAACTTGTATAAAACTAGGAACTTCAAAAACTTGTATAGCGCCAAAATCTCCACCTGTTCCCAAGCTAGGGTCTAAGCTAACTAGATAAACTTGATCAGGATCTAATTTTTTATACCAGCGGACCTGTCCCATTTTAAGCATAGGCTCTCTGCCCAATAAGTCAACTAATTTAAGAGAACTTATCAGTGTTTCATCATAGACTAAGAACTCGCAACCGTATTCACGACGAAACCGTTCTTCGCCAATACGTCCTAATTCTTCTGTCTTCCAGTTTTCATCGCGATCGGGGTGTTCCCACCATTCTGCTTTAAACCCATGAAAACCATTGCGTCCTAATCCGTCATCACGCTCATTACCATAGCTATCAAACAAATCTTGGCTTTCTTTCCAAATAGTAGCAAATGTATCTTCATCACTATTAGGAGTGCTTGTAATGATTGCTTTACCACCTGTTGCTAGTGTAGGTGAAATAGAAGTCCAGAATTCTTCAGCAATATTAGGTTGTACAAACGCAAACTCGTCACAGTATAGTAATGATATAGACATGCCGCGACCTGTTGTACCAGTTGTTGTTTGACTTACGATACGTGATCCGTTTTCAAATTCGATTGAGCCTTTATTATAGCTAATCACGCCAGCACGTACATAGTCAGGGCAGAGTTCATATCCGTAACGAATACGTTGCATAATTTCTTGTGCGCCTGTATATTTGTGGGCAGCAACTAGAATAGTTTGGTCTGGGTGGAACATAGCGTACCATAAGAGGTAGCCTGCGGCGCATGTAGTCTTTCCACTCTGACGTGGCATCATGTTAATGTTAAAACGAAAATCGTGATAGCTATGCAATAATCTATCTTGATATTCATAAGGTTCAAATTTTATTTTACCTTTTGTAGGATGTTGAATATTAAAAAAGTTTTGAACAAAATACATGTACCCTTCAACGGGATCAGCACATTTTAACAAGTCTTGAACTTGGTCTTCTGTAAACTTTTCTTTGGTATGTGCCTTTTTGGTTAAGACACCGTCTAGTGATTTTGCCATACTTTATTTAATCAAAAAAATAGCTCCCTAAGGAGCTATTTGGCACGGTTCGGACAGTGTGCCAACTGCTTTGACGAATCTTATCTTTCCATGCGATCGTTATATGCGTTTCTCATAGCTTCTTTACGATCTTGATAACGCTTGTAACGTGCTTTGTCTGCATCAGTGGCGCCGTCTTTTTCAGCGGCTGCTTTTAATCTGTCGTGATCATGTTTGTCCATTTCACGACGGTGCTGTGCGGCAGATGAATTAGGATTGTATGCTTCATTCTTCTTTTCGCCTTCTTTAATTGATTGATAAAGGTCTGCAAGACGAGATATTAATTCTTCCTGCATTGGATTGCCGCCGCCATTAACTTTTAATTTTTCTACGCCTTTGCTAGCTAGGTCATCACCGGTTGCAGTAACCGTATCTATTCCCATATATTCAGGACCAGATCCGCCGGCAGCAGAATTGGCATATTCTTCTTCCATATCATCTAAAATATCGCCCATCATAGGCTCATTATGATCATGCTCACCTGGCATGCCAAAAACTACGTTGTCATCGCTATGTTTGCCCGGTTGGTCAAGTTTATCAATATGTTTTAGGATAGATAATAAATCTTGGATACCGCCTGCGCCGTTGCCGCTCATGTTAATACTCATGTTAACATTATCAGGTTGTTTAGGTGCTGACATTGGCATCATATCTCCACCACATTCTTCAACACCTTCTTCTATAGCTTGCAATCTTGCATGTAAGTCTTTTAAATTCATATTATTTTCCTTTAAACGTGTCAGGATTATTCATTTTCTTTGAACCTATAGGGCTTACTGCTCCTGATTTTTTATCTACAGTTTTTACTTTAGCTGTCTTTTCAGCAGGTTCCTTATCAGCAAGAAGTTGGTCATTAACACCTTTATATTGTGTGCCTTGATGTTTTGTTGAAGATAAGCCTTTTAACATTGACATTACTTTCTTATCGCCCACCATTTCTTGATGATCGCTTTTTTCATACTCTGAAACTAATACAGACTTTCCACTTTTTTCTTCGTTAGCATAATTTAATTCTAATTCTTTTTCTTCATAGATAGTTCTAACACTTACACAACTAATACTAATTCCTAACTTGTCAGCAATTTTATCGCGTAGTTGTACGCTTGTAGCAGGATAAGCAGTGGTTAAATCAAATGTAGTAACACTGATGTTTTTTTGGTCGGGGAAGTCTATGTGAGATTCTTGTATTGGTGTACTTTTTCCGCCAGTGCAAGCATCGCATTTAAATTCGCTTAGGCAAGTTTTAATAAGTTCTGCAACATTTTTTGGCAGATCTGCTGCAATTCTAAGTTTAAATTCGTAAACTTTTTTGCTTTCAATTAGGTATTCTTTAAAAGATTTCATATTGTATTCCTGATACTATATTTATTTCATGTTCTTTAATTTTTCAAGCAAACTATTACGATCGCTAATAATAACGCCCTCGCCACTAAGTGTTACACCTTCGTCTAGCCCCGATGATTCTTGATCAAGTTTTTGCTTCTTAAGCTGTAGTTCGATCATTTTGAGTTTTTTATCAATTTTAGCAGCTTTAGCATCAATAGCATTTTTAAGAGATGCTTGAGCAACTTCAAAAATACGTGCAGAGTAACGTGCTTCTACATTCATGCCTAGATCCATGAGGTCGTCATATGCATCTGTGGCACGTTGGGCCAGCGCATCAAATTCTGCGTCACTGGCATCGCCTAGCCCCTTAACTGCTGGCAAGGCAGCACTGATTTTATCAAATTCTGAGATGTCTCGTAAGAACGGTTGTGCTACTTCTTGTTTTTTGGCTTTCTTTTCTTCAGCCTGAACAAGTTTTTTGCTCTCAGGTAAATTTAGTAATTCTTCAAGTTTTTTAGTCATATATTACTTATAATTTACCTTGGTGAAACATGTCATTTTCGTTGATAACTCTAAATTTTAATCCTTGCTGTTGGCACCAAAGATTAGCAGCGGCCCACTTAGCTTGGTTCTTTACAAATTGTGCTTGGTTGTACTTATTCTTGCCTACACGTTCTAAAATAGCTTGGCTAGCTGGTTTAATCTCAATAAGTTCAACATGTATTTTATTAAATTTGTCAACATATTGTATAAAAAAATCTGGCACATAAACAGTTTGTCTATTTGTTAAAGGATCTCTATACGGAATTTGAACAGCTTCACTTGCCCATTTGACTACATTTTCATTTAAGTCGCAGAAATTCATAAAATTCCATTCCCAGCTAGATCTGTATGTTGGTGTTTTTGTACCTACATACTTATTGGGGTTTTTCATTACAAATTTACCACGTGCAAATTTTGCCATGTTATACCAGAATATTTCTGCTCTCGTATTGGTCAATAACAGTTTCTGTTCTATAACCTAAAAGGCTAGTTTTTTCTCTATACGTGTTTACAATTTGTGCTACAACTTGATTTAATTGTAAATCTGTTAAATTTTTAAATGTGTCAAGTATTTGAAAAACGGGAACATTTTCAATCCTAGCTTGATTTAAAACTGTTATAGCAGTTGACATAGCACTAGTTTGATCAAAACCTCTTTTCATAAAAAATGCTATTGATGTATCTATATCTGCCGCTGGAAAACTTACAGTTTTATTATAATTTTTATCTAAAAATTGTTTTATTTGTGCCGATGAAGAGGCTGTTGTTGGTAAATTAATTGACATGATTAAGTACCTGGAAAACTATAGCCTTGCAAACTACCATTAGAATTTTGATTAGAAACTGGATTAGTAGTAGAAGATAAATTTTGAGTATTTTGTGCTTGATTTACTTGTGTTACTTTTTGAACTAAATTTGATAAAGTATTAGATTGTTGTGAGCTGACAAATGTTGGGCTTGCTGAAGTAAGATTAATTTGTCCTGTTAGCGGGCTTGGAGCAGTATCGTAATGCTCTACTGCAAATCCTTCCGGACTTCCGGTTTCTACATCTCCCGTATCGTATGCAACTGCTTCATAAGCTAATGTTATACTATTTTCATGTGTTTTATTTGAAGTATAATCTAAGGTGCTGCCGTCCCAGGTTGTAATTACCGGATTGATTAATTTAGCACTAATCCATTCGTGCCTAGCCATTTGGTAAATTGTTATATAGTTAAAAAAAGGTATTACGGTACCTTTATCTAACCCATAAGGCGCCACAACATAATCATAATTTTTTGTTGCATTTCTTGTGTAGGCTCCTGGTTTTTGAGCAGAAGTAGAATCTGCGTAGTAATGAGAATAATAATTTTGCCATAGGTGATTAATAATACTCATATTATCATCATGGAACTTAATAGTTACATTTTCATATTTGTGGCTAGTTTGTATTATTTTTTTTCTATTATATTGATTAGCTTTTGTTACATCTATTTCAAACTTTGGAATGGTGGCAGATTTTACTAATAAATTTATTTCGTTTCTATGGCTTTCTATTAATTTTTTATCTTTGACTGCATTAGCGTTTATGTTGAAAGCAACATGAAACATAAAATCAGCTTTAGGTGCAAGCCTAAACTGATCGTCAACAAATACTCTACTGGCATGTTGCCATGTTTTTAGTATTTCTTGACTGTTATTCTGTTCAGATGATGAGGTAGTAAATGCCATATAGATATTTATTATATTTGATTATATGACTATATTATAAAAAATAATAAAAAAGCCTACTTAAAGTAGGCTTTTTTTTAGCCGCCTGTTGTTTTTGTTCCGCCTCTTGTTTGATCAGTACCTTGAATTCCTAAACCTGCTGTAGTGCCTGTTTGTACAGCATTGTCAAAAACTATGCTTAATTCTATTGTAACAACTTCGTTATTTTTATAGGCTAGACTACCATACGTAGTTTTTTGAATATAGCAACCCAAACATTCCCAAGTTTCTAAAACGTTAGGACTATGAGCGCCATTACCGCCGTCTAGCATTTCAACTCGCATAGTAAATTTATATTCACCTGCACTGGCCGCAGAACTTTGTTCATAAAAATCAAATTGTCTTTGGTTTTGTAATCCAATTAATTTGCTTACATAACCATTAACATCGTCACGTAATTTTATTGTTATTGGACTCCATTTGTATTTGCCTGCATAGTGAATTCTGCTATTGTAAATGTCGATTGTTTGGTCTTCATATTCAAGCGTAGGTCTTGCTGCCTCTGTAACTTGTTTAGTTAATTCAACTGTGTTTTGCCCTTTTGAGCCGCCTAACCCTTCAAAAGATATTCTAAATCTATATTGAAGTTTTGGCATCAACAGGCCTTGAGTAGCTGAACTTTGGTCGCTAGCTAAGGGTACTGTAAAATTTGATAATGCTGCTATTGCCATCTTTTTCTCCTATTAGGCTCCAAGACCCTTAATTTCCCCAGTGTTTTTCAAACGTAATGGAATGTAAATAAATTCCACTGCTTTTACTGGTTCAATAGCTATGTCAACGTGTAGTTCGTTACGATCAATTCTTGCAGGAGTATTATTACTTGTATCACATACTACTAAGTAATCATACAATGCACGTTGGCCAACTAGTTCTAAGAGTAAACTTTCTACTTGGTGTTTAATTTCATTTCTTGTAATTGTGTCATTTGGTTCAAACACATATGGTTTTGCCAATATGTCAAGTTGTCTACGTAGATAAATTACTAAGCGGGCAACGTTGATACGATCTAAACTACTTGCTGAAAGTTGGCGTGTTTTTTGACCGTAGCAAACTAAACCTGTTCCGGTGATGTATGTAATAGGGTTAACATGCACATCAGCTAATGTATCTCTTTGTCCTACATTTAAAGAAACAGTTGTAAATTCGCCAGTCATACCATCTACATACCCTGTAGAGCTTGCATTTGTAATACCGCCTCGGCGTGTACCTGCTGGTGCAAACCATGGATAACTTACATTATCACTTAACGCAATTGTGCGTAGCATCATATGGCTTGGAGGAACAACAATGTTGTTACCTAATAAATCTGTTGTGTAACCCCATGGATAATAAACTGCCGCATATGGATCTGTAGAAATTAAGCCTTGCTCTCCGTCTACCGCTGCCTTGTTAACGTTGTTGCCCCAGTTGTTTAGTGTAGTGGCATCTGGTGTTAATCTAGCTGGGCTATCAGATACGATAAATGCACTTAGTCCGTTGTCTGTGTTTAATCCAATTAATGGTTTTAATGTTTCTAAATATCCAGGGCAAGATAGTAAATTAAATACCCTTGAATCTGGTTGTCTAATTTCTTGATTACTTCCAATTAGAGCGTTTAACGCTGTTAGTACTACTTCACGTTGAGCTTTACGTCCAAAACTTCCTGAACCATCTAGTTGGTTAGCTGCCTCACTTACCCAACGATCAGGGAAATATCCAGACATTAATTCGTTTCCTGACCTGTGATTTAGATCATTAGTATCAATATAATTTCTTACATACTTTTTAACATTAAATCCGCTGCGACGTAAATTCCATAAAAGGATACCTTTTGGGTATAACGCAGGATCTGGAGCATCTGGATCTAAGTAGTTACTAGTTAATAGAGACTGGATAGATGCAGGTGTTGAGTCTGCCCCATCTGAGCTCCAACGTGCATCATGAAACACTACACCATTCTCTGTTGTTTGATCTGCATTATTAATAGTTTCCCATTTTTTAGTAGCATAATTATATCTATTAATCATTGGAAAGTTTTCTAAATCGCTTGTATCAATCCACAAATCACCATTTGCTAAGGCGGATCCGTCACTTTGAGATTTTGGTTCTGTTGCACTTACAATAGGGCCGTTAGGATCGAGAGCAGGGCCATTTAATGCAGGTATGCCGCCGTTGTGGTATCCCTTCCATGTTGTACCATCATGAATCATAATGTCTATTTCGTCAATCATTGAATTGTACCATAGACGACCATCTGCGGGATCTGTTACCGGTGCTGTTGCACTTGCTACTGCAAAGCCAACTGTATTACCTAAATCATCAACAACTGTTGGTGACCAATTACTAGCTACATAAGAACCTGATACACCACTAGGTGCTGGATAGATATTTGCCGGAGATCCAGCAAAAAGAGCTGCCAATGGAGAATTAGTGCCGTCGACAAATCTTATTTCTCCGCCAGCATTATGACTTAATGTAATTGTCTTATTGCTATTTAATGTAGCACTAACTTTTGAATTAGATAGAGCTGCTGTCAAAGCTGATGCTAGTGTTGAAGCATCTGATTGATTACCAGCCGCTGTAAATGTTATTGTTGTAGGAGCATTTGGATTAGCTGAGCCTACTACACTTTCTGCTAATGTAAACGTATTTGTACCTGCTGTAAGTGTACTGCTACCAATTGGCACAGTTGTAACCTTTGTTGGTCCAACATTTGCGCGATAATATGCTTTAAATGATGCTTCTGTAGGTGTGCCTTCATCGTCATTATATTTTACGTAAACTGCGCCTGCCGCAAGGTTAATGCCACCACCGGTTGTATCTAATGTTGCCAATGCAGATTCTGGGGTGGAAAATAATTGTGTACTTTGAGTAACCCAGCTACTTGTAGCGGCATTGTATTTTTTAATAAACCAATGTGCGCCCTGATTTACTGTTGTAGTTTTAATCCATATACTACCTGAAGCATTACCATTTTGTGATAATGGATGGTCTGTTGCTTTGAATAAAGGTATTTGAGTGTGTGGACTAATTTGCAACGCAGGTGCTAAAAACTCTCCTGCGGCTATACCTACTTTTACTAGTACAGAACCTGATGTGGTAATAGCTACACCAGTTGAATATAAATTTAAAACATCATTAACACTAGAAGCATGTATACCTAATCCAGTAACAGCGGTAGTTGCATTAATAGCAGTAACTAAAGCACTAAGGCTTGATACACCTGTCATTGTTACTGCATTACCATTAATAGATAATGTATCTGTAGCTTGAATACTGCTTGGTGATGCAATAGTTCCCATAGCTGTTGGCCAACTTGCTGCCCATGCTGTAGAACCAACTTCTACCCATGTTCCAGCCGCAGTGTTTGTTTGGAATTTTTTAAGGTATAGTTTGTTTAAATTTGTTGTTGCAACAATTGCATAATCACCCAATGCACCAAAACTTGATGCAGGGATCGATGTTAGATCATTAGGGTTACTTAACAGATTCTTATCAGTAATTACAGTTACAGCTTGAACACTAAATGTTTGGCCGCCGCTTTCTGCTGAATCTGCATCCCATTGAAAAACACCAAATACTGTATCAGCTGTATCTAACCAATATGTTCCGTCTGCAGGATCGCCTGCAGGAGCATCTGCACTAGGTAATAGTTGTGCTGTATCTAGATCAGCACGTACAACATAAGCACGATTGCTTACGCCTAAAAAACTATAGGCTGCTTGCAAACCATATTCATTTAACTCGCTAGCATTAACTGGATTATTACTAGCGTCGGTCTCGAAGTATGGGATGCCAAATGCAGTGCCTAAATCTAATTGACTTGTTAGCAAATACACTTTACCAGCATTTGCTTTTAAGGTACCTGGTGCTGTACCTGTACCAGCAGCATTTTGTTTATTTTCTTGTGATGCTACAATAATTAATGGTACTGTGCCTGGCGCAGCCGGTGTGTAAAAACTTTCGTCTACAACGGTAACACTTACACCTGGTGAATTAAGTTGAGCCATATTTTATCTCCACGAATACATGTCTTCTAGTATTTAGTGGATTTTGGCTTTTTACTACTGTTTAATAAAACAAAAAGGGCACGGAAAAGGGCGGTTATAAATATCTATATGCGTCCTTTGTGTAAAAACTGCAATCAAAAGCCCTGTGCTATTAACTATTATAAAGAAGGTAAACCTTATTATAGAAAGAAGTGCGATACTTGTTCTCGAGAAGCCCTTCCAAAAAAACCTAGATGGGCGCAGGCTGGTTACAATAAAAAATCACAATGTGATAAATGTGCTTTTAAAAGCAAGCATCAAGAACAGTTTAATGTATTTCATATTGATGGAAATTTAAACAATTGTAAATCATCTAATCTTAAAACAATATGTGCTAACTGCCAACGTATTATGCAGAAAGAGGGAGTTCGCTGGCGCCAAGGTGATTTAACACCAGATCTTTAATTTTAGAATATAATTCGTCTATACTGCTATCATTAGTTAAAACTAAATCAAAATCCGTGCCGACCCATGCTGTTTCACTAGCATGTATCCCTAATTTTTTAATTTTATCTGTGCTAATTGCCCAGTTCATATTTCCTTTGTCCCCACGGTTCATACTAACGGCGGCATCATACCATTCGGGTTCAGGCCCGCGAACTACACGGATAACAATGCCGCCTGCATCTTTAATTGATTTAATTTCGTTAGGGAAACGACAGTCTGAAATAACAATATCGTCTTTACTATTACGGAGTTTGTTTTCTAGGCTAGCAATCCATATATCGTCATGGAAGGCTTTGCGACATACTTCTGTGCCCCAGTATTGTAATACCCAGCGTGGAGTTAAATTAGGCATGTTCAAACGTTCTGCCCACCATGGATCTACTTGTTCACGCCATTCACGGGCTTGTTTTGTACGCCCTTCTAGTAATGTGCGGTCCCAACCAAACACTTGTGCTACAGCATCTTTTAAACTGTTAGCAAAACTTTCTCTTCTAAATCCGTGATAGTTAACAAGATAATCTGCAATAGTGTCCTTGCCGGACCCAATAAATCCACATATACCAATAATCATAGCGCCTCCAGGATATGACATAGTATATAATAAATTTAAAATTTTGCCAAAAAATATTTAACCAATTACAAATGTGTAGCCAGTTCCGCCTGCTACTAACGTTTCTAGTTCTTTGTCTAAAAGTTCTATTTCTTTATCGGCTTCTTGTTTTAAGGCAGCACCGTTCAATTGCATGCCGCCACCGGTAGGACCTGCTATTGTGCTAAATTTACTTCTGGCTTCGCCCAGTATTTTCTTAGTTATAGCTAAGGTGTAATCACGCAACCATTGTTTTGCGTAAGTATCTTGTAATAAAACCCAATCAGGTCTAAAATTATATGACTGGACTAATATTTGTTCGCCTTGGGCAAAAGGGCGTTGTAGAATTGTTAATAAATGGCTAGTAGGCTTCCACTTAAATTCAATATAACTACCAAACATTCGTCCTACTAGTTTTTGATATCCTGCAAATAAATCATAGGTTGCTAACCCGCCCATCATACTACCGCTCATTAAGTAAGTGTTTGTGTAGGCCAAATTGAATGGTTCGAACAATGTTCCCCCTGCACCCATACCTGTACGTGAGCCGATAGCTCTACGGAATACTTGACGAACTTCAATAACTTCGTCAGGTAGCCTATACTCGTTTACATCCTGCAATAGTTCTAAAAATAGATAACTTTCTTCAACAGCATTGGGGCTTCGTTGACGAAATCTGTTAAGAGCACGGTCAAGAGCAGTTTCAATATGCTTTAAGTCTACTTCTACGTCAATCATGCCGTCGCCCAGCATAGTTTTAACATAGTCAAAAACTTTGTTTCTTTCTTGGGTAGAATTTGAATCAGTTGAAGCAGGATTATCTATCATTTTTAGTTCCTCAAGTATATTTAGCTGGCGATAAATATCATTATGCCACGCTTATCATTATACAAACCGGAAAAAGGTAACGATTATAAATTCATAGATCGCCAAGCTAGCGAAATGTTTCAAATCGGCGGTACCGACGTATATTTGCACAAATATCTAGGGCCTGAGATTAAAACTGACGGTACAGCTGATCAACCAGTTTATAATTCTGTAAATTTAACTAACATACAAGATTTGTTATTTCTTGAAAATAGAGATCGTAAATATGATGACGAAATTTACAGAATTAGGGGTTTATATAATGTTCAAAATATTGACTTTAATCTAAGCCAATTTGGATTATTCATTGATAATGACACATTATACCTTACAGTTCATATTAATGATTTTATTAATTATGTTGGTAGAAAACCTATTTCAGGCGATGTGTGTGAATTCCCTCATTTAAGAGACGAATTTGCTCTTAATGATTTTTCTATGGCGTTGCCTCGCTACTATGTTATTGAAGATGTTGGCCGTGCTAGTGAAGGTTTTAGTTCTACATGGTTTCCACATTTGTATAGATTAAAACTTAAAAAGATAACTGATAGCCAGCAATTTGCAGATATTTTAAATAAACCTGCATTAGATGCTAATGGAGATCCTAGCAATATGAGCTTACGAGATCTAATTAGTACTCATAATAAAGAAATAGAAATTAACAATCAAATTGTTGCTCAGGCTGAAGCAGATGCACCAAAAAGCGGTTATGAAACTCGACAATTTTATACTCTTGCTGTTGACCCGGATACAGGAAAAACTAGATTAGAAACTGCCGATGATATTGAAGTATTAGCTAGTAATGTATCATCGTATAGGACAAGCGAAACTGCTGCTAGGCCGGTAAGGACAGGTTATACAGGCTATTTGATAGGCGACGGTTTTCCCGATAATGGTTATGATTTTGGATTTGGAATACAATTTCCTGCGTTGCCTGCTAAAGACGATTTTTTCTTACGCACAGATTTCCTTCCCAGCAGATTATTTAGATTTGACGGAAATACTTGGATTAAAGTTGAAGATGCTGTCCGTATGAATATGACTAACAATGATAGTAGACAAACATTGAAAACTGGATTTATTAACAATAATCAATGGATGTATACGGATCAAGTTGGAATTGACAGCATGAATCTAGTCGGTGGTGACACAATTCTAAACACAAACATTGATTATGTTTCTGCACTATATGTTGTACTAAAATTAGATAGTGTAATTATTGATTATGTAGTAGCTGATTTTACAAATCTAATCTCAAATCATAACGGAAAAGTAAGAATTACATTACCAGTTGTTGATTCAGTACAACAAGCTATTCCAGTTGACGGGTTGTGGACTGTAAGATTATGTAATAGTAGAGAAGCTCAACGACAAAGCCTAAGTAAGGCTCTTAGACCAAAGGCGGATTTGTAATGCAGTGGTTTTATGACGGACAAATTAGACGATATATTACACAAACTATTCGTGTGTTAAGCAATTTTGCTGTAAAATATGGTGACGGAACTTTGGTTAGAGTTCCGGTCTTGTACGGTGATCCGGACCGACAAGCCGCTAGCATTATAAGAGAAAATTCAGAAAATAAAATTAATGCAGTTCCAAGAATTGCAGTTTACATAACCGGTCTTGAGCTAGATAAAAATCGATTAAGCGATGCCACTTACGTAGATAGAAAACATTTTAGAGAAAGAGATATTAATGGTACAACCTATACTACAAATCAAGGTAAAAACTATACTGTAGAAAGGTTAATGCCAACACCGTTTAAGCTAACTATGAAGGCAGATATTTGGACTGCTAATACTGATCAAAAATTGCAAGTGTTAGAACAAATTTTAGTGCTGTTTAATCCTAGCCTTGAATTACAAACAACTGACAATTATATAGATTGGACCAGTTTAACAGTACTAGATTTAACTGCTGTAAATTGGTCGAGCAAAAACGTTCCAGTTGGTAACGATACCCCTATTGATCTAGCTACTTTAACTTTTGAAACTCCAGTTTGGATAAGTCCTCCTGTAAAAGTTAAACATTTAGGAGTTATTACAAATATAATATCATCTATATATAAAGGATCGACTTCTAATCCAATTGGATATATTGACGGCTTAGGATCGGATCCGGCTGGAGAACCTACAATAGAATTTGCTGAAAAATTAGCCGAAATTAATACAAGCATTTTAAATGCTAAAATTGTTGTACATAACTCCCAAGTACATTTATTATCTAGTCAACAACCTGTTACAAATAATACGTTAATTACTGATATTCCAGATTCTTATGAGTCTCAAATTAAATGGGATGAGTTATTTGAACAATATCCTAACAAATATATTGCAGGATCAAGCATGATGTATTTGCAACAACCTAATGGAACAAGTATAGTTGGTACTATTGCTATCGATGCAGTTGACCCTTATATTTTGCACATCAATTATGATGCTGATACTTTAGTTGGTAACTATTCTATAAATTCTGAAGGAGTAATTTTAGAACTCAATCATATAAATTATAATTTAGGGTCTAATTATAGATCTAATAGTCCAGGCACGTTTGATGCTATAATAGATCCAACACAAACAGGCCCAAGCGACTCTAAATTATATAATCAATACGGTGTTTTACAAGCAGGTAGAAGATATTTGGTTATTGAAGATATTGGATCAGAACAAAACGGTGACGGTGCCGATGCTTGGAAAGGATTAGATAATAGTGATTTGATTGCTAAGGCTAATGATATAATTGAATGGGATGGTACTAGGTGGAATGTAATTTTTAACGCTAGCCAACATCGAGAGCAGATGATCTGGCAAACAAATATATACACAGGAATTCAATACCTCTGGAACGGTGTTCAGTGGATGAAGAGCTTTGAAGGTGAATATGGGCCGGGACAATGGAGACTAGTATTGTAAAAGAACAAATTATATGTAGTGGTGCTTTATTCTATTCTTTGAATACAGGTAGAATTTTACTGCTACAAAAACATCACGGTAAACATAATGGCACATGGAGCCTAGTAGGCGGAACTGCTAACCCTGATGAAACACCGTGGCAAAGTCTGCAAAGAGAAATAACAGAAGAGATAGGATTTAATCCAGTTATTTTAAAAACAATCCCAATAGAAACTTTTGTTAGCAACGATAAAGTATTTAATTTTCACACATACTTGTGTGTTGTACAAGATGAGTTCCTTCCAATTCTAAGTGACGAGCATTGCGGCTGGGCATGGTCTACTATTGATAAAACACCAAAGCCCCTTCATCAGGGGCTTCGAAATAGTTTTTCTAGCAAAATTATTAGAACAAAGTTACAAACAATTTTTAGTTTATTATCTTTAATATAAGGCTTGCCAGGTCAATCCGTCATAAAACACAGGATACGGTGATGTTGTTAGTTTACTTGCAGGATTCCAATTAGTACGATCTGCAATAGCAAACATACCTACTTCAGGATTAATTGGTTCGCTAGTTGACAAGGATAAAGTTAAAATTTTATCCATAGTTATATTGCCGCCGATACCAACTCCGCCTGCAACTACTAATGCTCCAGTTACCTTAGTTCCAGATTGTTTAGTGCTTAGAATTGAAACTGTACCATCATTTCCTGCATCAAAAACAATCTGGCCGCCAGACTGGACTTGCAATTTATAGTTACCGTTACTGACTTTTAAAATTTTTGACATTCTTTACCTTATTAAAGAAATGTTATTAAGCATTTTCAATTTGTACAACAGTAGCAGTTCCCGAATCAAATGTCCATGGTGCCGCTGTGCCGTCTAATGCTCCGTCACCTGTCTTTGTTGCTAATGTTGCTTTATGTGCTGTTAATTTAGTAACAAAGTAAGTGCCACCTGTAGCAGTAGCAACAAGATATGCTTCTCCTGTTTCAGGTGTAGCGTCTGTACCTAATTCAACAATTCCAACAGTTGTGCCGTCTGTTACTTTGTAACGACGAGTTGAAACTTGACGAATAACGTCAACTGGGCCAGCACCGTTGCCTACGTTAGCATACATGATGATTGCGTTTTCTTGATTAGTTACAGAACCAACTGCACCAGTGTCAGTTCCCATTGTAACTGTTTGTGCGCTTGGCATTGTTCCGCCGTTTACTGCACTCCATGATAAAGCAGGAGTTACGGTATAACCAGAACCTTGTTGCGTAACTGCAATACTCTTAACACGGAACGTAACTGTTGCTTGTGCATTAGTTCCGCCAGCACCATAGATGGCCCAAGTAGTAATACCTGTACCGCTAATGCTAGTAAATTCACCGCGACTTGTAATATTGATAGCAGATACGTTACCTGTACCGTTTGTGTTAATTGTAAGAACTGGGACAACACTTGCTTGTGTATACAAACCATTTAAGCTAGTAACAGCAGCATTAGTTTGGTTAATTGTATAACCAGTATTAGTACCACCAACAGTAATAGCCGCAATTTCCCAAGTAACTGCTAAGGTTGCTGTTACACCACCTGGTAATAGCGGCGCCGCAACATTTAGGGCTGGAAATGTTGGATAAGTGTTGTTGATCTGAATAGCGCCGACTGTACCGTTGCTAACACTGGCTAAAAATCCGCCACCAATGCGATCATCAGAATAGTTTTGACTGTTTGATAAATTACCGGTGACTTGATTACCGTTGGTACCGATATTACGGTTACCAAAATATTTTTTGTTTAATGGGCGTCCCATAATCTTTTCCTTTATTTGTTAATTACGGTTTAATAACCGCCTGTTGCTGTATTATAAGCAAGTGTTAATTCACTACCTGAGAACTTAGCGCCATTTGCACCGTGTGCATAAATTTGTGCTTTACATCCACCTGTATGTTCACTAAACCAAACTCTAACTGGGTACCACTGACCTGCTGTTAGTGTTACTGAGTTAGCACCGTATACGCCAGCTGTGGCTGCATCGCTTGGCATATTTTTGTTATTGTTACCTAACAAACGTGATGCGTTTGTTGGAGTTGCTGTTGCGGCCGAGCCAATCCACATTGCGATGTGGTCGTCTGATTCAGCATAGAAGTTGTAGTTCTGTGTTGTTGGAACTTGGATATAACCTTTCCATTCCATACTAAAGTTATGCTCACCTAAACCAGAACCGTCGGTTTGTTGTCCCCAACTTACATAGGTATCTGCAATAGATTTGATTGCTGTTGCTGTTCCAAAGAAACTATAATTCCATGTTGCTGGAAGTGAGTTACTTGCGGCAGAAAAGTTGCCGTCATATTTGGTTCTCCACAATCCTGAAGCAGAGTTAGATACTGTAGCAACGTTGCCACCTGGATTATATGGTGTGCCAATGTTTGCGTAAGTAATGCCTGACAAGCCTGTGGCGCCTAATTTATAAGGTGTATCGCCAGATCCTGGAACTGGATAATCTCCATTAATATCGTCGCCTTCTAAATCAGTAGCACTTGCCATAGCGGCATTAGTACCAGCTTCTTCAACTTGCCAGTAGCCGTCTGATGTGCTTGTGCTAAAGTTCCATGGAAAACTTTGTAGTATTCCATCATAAATTACACTAATACGATGACGTGTAATTTTAACAGCTTGTTGAACTGTACCATCATCATACTTAAATGTGATAGTCATTTCTCCTGCAGATAATGCCGCACTAGCTTTATCTACTAGATAACAAACTGCGGTGTTGCCGTCTGCATCTTTACATTTGAATCTCTTAGATCCTGTTTGTTCTACAATATAACCTTTGACACTAGCAGTACCGTTGTGAAATTGTACTTTAATGTTATTATTTGCATTGGCGCCAAACAATTGCTGGCGACTGAGGGGTCTTCCCATTTATTTTCTCCTTAATTTGACGTTCTAGGTCATACGCAGCGGGTTACTGCATAAATTTGCTGATTAAGCAAACTTTGACATTGTATTTATTATTTAACCAAACAAAAAGGCTTCCGAAGAAGCCTTTTCTTATTGTAACAAACCTTAGGTTTGAATTAGCTAAACTTAACGTTAGAAGCTGTGATAGCAACTAAACCTAAGTAGTCAGCGGCATTACCTAATGAGCTTGCTGTATTGCTTAGTTCAACATAACCATAACGTGTCATGAATGATACGACTGGTTCAAATGTTGATGGATCTAGAACAACACCACTGCTCATCAATGGAATGTATGGGCAATAGAATGCAGGTGCATCAGACTCTGAACCACCTTTGTAACCAATTAGCACAGAAGCTGTATCTTGTGCGTAGCTGTTTACATACACTTTCATTGCATTATTCAATGTACCAACAAACTTGGTGTTTGTAGGAGCTTCTAATGTACCTTCTGTTGTACGAGCAAACGCACTTGTTGTAGCACTTTGTAGGATTGTCAATGCAAATGGACTTACCACTGCATAGTTACCTGCGCCACGACGTGTACGCTGAGCGATCAAGTTACTTACACGGTTGATTTGAACAGCTAAAGCAGCGTGTTCGTCACCAACGAATGTAGCTGTACCTGAAACGGCAGCTTGGTCATAAGTTTGTGTAGCTGTACCAGCTAAACTTGTTAAACTAGCGATAATTTCTTGGTCGATTTCAGCTGTGATTTCTTGAGCTAAAGCAGCCATTACTTCTGCTTCGACGTCAATACCTTGTTGAGCTTGTGCGTCTTGAGCAGCTTCAAATGTCCAACGAGCACTTAACTTACGAGTCTTAGCCTCGACAGTTTGCTTGAGGATTTGGATGCTTAATCTGTTACCAGCTTGTCCTTCTAGGGTAGCTGTTGAAGCTGCCTTAGCTGGGCCACCACCACCAATACCGCTATCGCCTGCTGCATTACCAGAATAGCTACTAGCAATTTTGAATGGGCTTAATGCCTCTTCACCTGCTAATACGCCAGCATTTGATGATGTGTCTGCATAACGTACACGTAATGTGTGGATTTGACCGACTGGGCCAGTCATTGGTTGTACACCGACTAATTCGTTAGCGATAACGGTTGGCATAACGCGACGGATCACTGGAAGGATCACGCGATTTAATGTTGCAACGTTGCCGGCAGAAGTAGCACCAGCAGTTGGGGATTCAATAAGATACTTACGAGTATTCTCAAGTGTAACTCCCATTACTGATTTCTTTGTGCCTTGTAAGCCTTCTAATAGGGCTTCTTTAGTTTCTGCCCAACGTCCTGTGAGTAGTTCTGACATTTAAATTTCTCCTTAAATTTTTAGTCCAGCGAGTTTACGTATATCTACGATATTTGTATCTTCCTCACTGCTACGGTTGGTGTTGGAAATTTGCTTATTTCCTGTAACTTCTTTTGCCTCTACTAGTGCCTGTTTCTTCTGCTGTGTTTTGCCATTTAAGACTGCTGGAAGATACTTGTCAAAACTTTCGTTTAATTTAGTAGTCTTCACACTTTCCATTAATTCACTCATAATCTCGCGTTGCTCTTTGTTTAGAGGAGCAAGCAATTCACCCATAATTTCTTTACGGGTTTGAGATTCTTTTAAATCAACGATTTCTGCTTGTTTACTTTCTAAGATTTGTTCAGCTTTCACAACAGCTTTCGCTGCTTCTTGAATTGCTAAATCTTTCATGTCTATGACCTTGAGTAATTTTGCAGTTTCTGATTTTTCGTTTAAGTAGCTGGTCTGATATTCGGCAGCAAAAGCCTCGAATAATTTACGACCAAAATCTGCTCTACGAGCTGCTTCAATGTCTTCTTTGAGTGATGTGATTTCAGAACGTAGGTTCGTATCCACAACACTTTCAACCATTTTAGCGGCACGTTGAACAAATGCTTCTTTAACTTTTTGTATTTCTTTACGGCCTTCACGGATCAAGCGAACTTTTGTTTCTGCTAAATCCTGTTTGTCTTTGAAAAACTCTGTAATTTCTTGAGCTAGAGCTTCTACGACGAATTCTTCTAATTTACCAAATTTATTAGCCATTGTAACTTGATCTTCGTGTAATTCACGAACCTCAGCTACTAATTGTCGCTTGACAAATTCATTCATTAAACCTGCATTTTGTTTCATCGCTCTTGCGTATTTGACTTTCATCTCAGCAAGTTGGCGACGGTCATCTGCAAATTCAACTAATTCAGCACTTAGTTGTTCAGCGAGCATACGATCTACTGC